GCCGCCCGGAACCTCGGCTACACGCAGGTTCCGGTCGTGTACGTGGACGTCGATGACGCAGAAGCGAAGCGCATCATGATCGTGGACAACCGCACCACCCGCCTCGGCCATGACGACACCGACGCGCTCACCAAGATCCTGGAGGAACTGGGCGACTCGGAGGTGGGGCTGATGGGTACTGGGTACACCCATGCCGAACTACAGACGCTCCTCGACGCGCAGGACACCTTCGCGGACGAACTGCTCAACGAGCCGGACCCTGTTGAGCACGACGCCTCCGCTGGGCAGTACATGGTGGAAGCCATCCCCGGCGCGGGTGGCACCTGTGCCGGTGTCATGGTGAACCGGTTCGATCACGAGCCGCTCACCCCTGAGGACTTCAACAAGATCCGCGTCATGCTGGGACTGGGCCGTGCCGCGCGGGGAGCTATCGCCACGGCGGGGATTGAGGACTGGGTCTGATGAGTGAGAACGTCGCGTACTTCGGCGGGCAGCCCGACGATTCCAACGAGCTTGCCCGCTTCACCCAGAAGAACGGGTCCGGCGAGGATCTGCTCATCGTCAACGAGATGGGTATGGACACGGTCCGCGCTGCCCTCGCGCTGTGGATCCATGGGGCCAGCTATGGCGACATCGCCACGAAGCTCAAGTTCGGCAAGCCGGTGCTCGCGCAGATGGCTATCGAGCGCGCCCTTGCCGAGCAGGTGGATGACCACACCGACCGGACCAAGCTGCGCCGTCGCCTCACGCTGACGCTCGACAGCTTGCAGCGTGCCATCCTGCGCAAGGCGCTCGACCCGGACAATCCCGAGCAACTCGCCGCGGCGCGTGTATCGCTGACGATTATCGAACGCTATTCGCGGCTCAATGGCCTGGATGCCCCGCTCCAGGTGGACGTGAACATGCCGAAGGACGCGGAGTTCCAGAGCTTCATCGCCGCAGCTGCGCGCGGCATGGGGTTGGAAGTGCCCGTCGAGGCTGAGATCTTTGACGACGAATACATGTATGCGGAGGTGGTGGAGGATGAAGAGGCAGACGGCGAGCCAGAAGAAAGGTGACTGGCGGGACGAGATCATGAACGATCTCCCCCAGACAACGGAGAACCTGTGGTGCCGGTCCTACGCTGACGCCCTGGAGGTTATCCGCATTGCTGCGTACAACCGCCGTATGCACGTCGCGGACTTCGTGGCACGTGCCGCCCTCGCGGTCGCGGTCTACGACTCCCAGGGGGAGCTGGACTACCACAAGATCAGCGAGAAGGAGCCTGCCATGCGTGATCTCCGCCGTCGTGGCATGCGTCTTCGCCGCCTCCGGGGGAACGGATTCGGTCCGTGGATCATCAAGGAGATGGGCGAATGATGTCTGACCGCCGCCCCGACAAGGAGCTTCTCAGCCTCGCGGAGCAGTGGGGGGCGGACGCGCAGGGTTCTGCGGCGGAGGCCATCGAGGCTATCCGCAACGGCGAGCGGCGTGCCTGGTACTGCACGAAGGGTCGCGTCTGCGACGGCAAGCCGCACGAGGGGTATCCGTACCCGCACGCCCGCGGTGACCAGTGGCCCCCGCCTGGCACGGACTGGGAGCGGTGGTTCCTGTCCGGTGGCCGCGGTTCTGGCAAGACACGCAGTGGTGCCGAGTACACGCGGAAGATGAGCGAGAAGGTGGGGCGCATGGCCCTCATCGCACCTACCGGTGCCGACGTTCGCGACACGATGATTGAGGGGGAATCGGGTCTCATGTTCGTCGCGGGGCTGGCTGGGCAGAAGCTCAAGTACGAGCCGTCCAAGCGCCGCCTCACGTTCCCGAATGGATGCATCGCAACCACGTTCTCCGCGGAGGAGCCCGCCCGTCTGCGTGGCCCGCAGCACGGGTATGCCTGGCTGGATGAGCCTGCGCACATGCCGCTCATCGAGGAGGTGTGGTCGAACCTCATGTTCGGCCTGCGTCTTGGTCAACGCCCACACGTGATGCTCACCTCCACGCCACTGCCCACCAAGTGGGTGAAGCGGATCCAGGGTCACGAGAAGACCCGTACCGTCCGCGTGTCCACGTTCTCGAACGCTGACAACCTGGCCGCATCCTTCCTCGAACAGGTCAAGGAGAACTATGAGGGCACGCGCCTCGGCCTGCAAGAGCTTTACGGTCAGGTGCTTTCCGATGTGGACGGCTCACTGTGGAAAGCGGAGAACCTGCATCGCCAGCAGGTTGATCCCGCCGAACTGGAGCGCATCGTCGTCGCCATCGACCCCGCGGGCACGAACAACCGCCGATCCGACGAGACCGGCCTGGTGGTCGCAGGCATCATCGGCAAGAACGCCTACGTGATTCACGATGCGTCCGGGAAGTACACCCCCAAGGGCTGGGCAGACAAGGCGCACGCCCTCTACGAGCTGTACAGCGCGGATGCCATCGTCGCGGAGACGAACTTCGGCGCAGACATGGTGGAGGAAGTCCTCACCCGCAACACCGCCAGCGGAAAGCTGCCGCCCCGCATCATCAAGGCGCGCGCCACCCGTGGAAAGCAGCTGCGCGCGGAGCCGGTTGTCGCACTCTACGAGCAGGGCCGCGTGTTCCATTGGGGCGAACTCGCCGCACTGGAGGATGAGATGCTCACCTGGATCCCCGGCCATGGCGACTCGCCGAACCGGGTGGACGCGCTGGTGTGGGCGATCACGGAACTGCTTTCCCCCAACCCTCCCATGCAGGTGTTCTCTGCTCGCGGCATGCGCATCGGCGAGAGCAACCCGGTGCAGCGCAAGGGTGTCATCGACCTCAGCAAGCTGGAGAGGAACCTGTGAACATTCCCGACTGGATGATCGTGATCGGCGCTATTGCGACCGGGATCCTCGGGGTGGGCCGTCTCACCCGCGTCATTGTCTACGACTCGTTCCCGCCTGCCGTCTGGCTGCGCATGAAGTGGGACGATTTCACGGAAGGCAAGGGAAATCCGGAAAGCCCCCTGTCACGCCACGGCTGGAACTCTCTGCTGCATTGCTGGTGGTGCATGAGCTTCTGGGTGGCACTCGGCTGTGTCGGCTGGTGGATTATCGGTGGGTTCATTCCCTGGATTGCCTACGCATGGTGGGTATTCTGGGGGGCATTGGCAATCAGTTACGTGAGCACCATGATTGTCGTAAGGGATGAGCCGAAGGAGTAGGCGCACATGCCGCGTCCAGCACAGCGCGAGGTCGTAACGGTGGAGGGTCCGAACGGCCTTATCGCCGCTGCTGTCCGCCTCACCGGAGGCAACAAGACGAAGAAGCCCAAGCGTGCACCTTCCTGGTATGCGCTGGCTTGGCAGTTCTACGACACCATCGGCGAGTACCGATACGCCGTCACGTGGGTAGGGAACCTGCTTTCCCGCGCCACCCTGGAGGTCCACGAAAACGGGAAGCCGTCCAAGAACCCGGAAGCCCTCGCGGCGATGGCCAGCCTGTTCGGCGGCGTCGAGGGTCAGCGCGAGATGCTGCGCCAGCTGGGGACACACCTGACCGTCCCGGGTGATGCCTACATTGTCGGCGAGGACATGGGTGACGCGCCTGACCGCTGGTCTATCGTCGCAGCGAACCGCATCAGCCAGCAGGGTGATGGCCAGACTGCGATCTGGAAAGTGGGGAACACCACCCTGGAGGATCCGCTCGTCATCCGTATCTGGCGGCCCCACCCCCAGAAGCAGGACGAGGCCGACTCGCCTTCGCGTGCCGTGCTCCCCATCCTTTCCGAGATCGACCAGCTGACGAAGATGGTCGCGGCCCAGGTGTCTAGCCGTCTGACCGGTGCGGGCATCATGACACTGCCCAGTGAGATCAGCTTCGGTTCCGTGCGCGGCATCAACGACACGGGCGCGACAACGGATACCGGGATTGACGCCTTCCTGCGCGAACTCGTGGAGACGATCAACACCGCAGTGTCCGACCCGACCGACGCTTCCGCCCGCACCCCGATCATCCTGCAGGGTCCCGGCGAGTACATCGACAAGGTCAACCACCTGACGTTCTGGTCGCAGCTGGATGAGCACGCGAAGGAACTCCGCGAGGAGAACATTCGCCGCCTTGCCCTCGGCATGGACATGCCCCCGGAGATCCTGACCGGCACGGGTGACATGAACCATTGGAACTCGTGGCAGGTGGAGGAGGCGTCGATCAAGGCGCACACCGAGCCGCTTCTCCAGATCATCACCACGTCCCTGACGGATGCCTACCTGCGTCCGTATCTGGAGGCGTCGGGCATGTCCGAGGAGGAAGCCCGCGCGTTCACGATCTACGCGGACACGTCGAAGATCCGTCTGCGCCCGAACCGCTCCAAGGAGGCCATCGAGCTGTACAACGAGGGCGCGCTGTCTATGGCGGCGATGGTTCGAGAGAACGGTTTCGACCCGTCCGACATCATGGACGACAAGGAGCGTGCCGCGTGGCTGACGAAGAAGGTGGCGGGTGGATCCACGACCCCGGAACTGGTGGCGTGGGCGCTGAACATTCTGGGCGTGCCGATCCCTGCCCAGGCGCTCGTGGTTCCGGAGGCGCAGCCCACGGAAGCCCGACCGGACCCGTCCCTGCAGGATCATCCCACCAGGGAAATCCCTGTTCAGGACGCAATTCCCGCAGCGTCTGTAGTGGTTTGGCGCGCGCTGGAACGGGCCGGGGCACGACTCAAGTCCAAGCACCCGGGCCTCCTGGTTCCCGGTGGCGACAGGGTTACCAACGATGTGGTCTACCGCTACGCGAACATTCCCGACGACGTTATTGACGACCTTCTCGTGGGCGCGTGGGAGTGTACCGCCGCCCTGGGGATCACCGTCCCGCCGACCAAGATGGACGCCTATGCGCGGCACCTGCTGATGAGCAACGAGCCGTTCAGCGTGGACGGCTTCCACAGATGGATGGAGCGTCAGTGATGGACGCCGTCATGGCCTTCGCAGCTGCCCGTCGCGACCGGATGAACGGTGCCGACAAGGATCTTGGTCCCGAGGTTCGCAAGGCACTGGAGAACTGGTCTGCCAAGGGCGACTGGTACAAGCAGCTTATCGAGGACGCTTCTGTCCTGTGGCTGGAGTTCTTCGAGCAGGAAGCTCCGAACGCTGATCCGGACATCTTCATCGGGCGGTTTCACGACATGCTCGGCGAGGCGCTGTCCAAGACGGCGAAGCCCTCCAGCCCACCTACGGACGCTGAGGTGCAGCGGGTTACGTACTGGCTGTCCACCGCGACGATCAACAATGCCACCTACCTGGGCAACCGCGCCCATGGCGGCAAGGGCATGCGCTGGGTCACGATGAACGATGACGCCGTGCGCGAGACTCACCGGCACGCCAATGGGGAGGTTGCCGGTTCCGATGGCACCTTTGACATTGGAGGATTTGAACTGCACTACCCCGGAGAGCCGGTTGGCCCTCCGGAAATCTGGATCAACTGCCGATGCATTCTCGTGAGTGCACGCGTGGAAGGAGCGCTCACCGTGAGCACCATCACTGCGGCCAGCACGGATCAGGTTGTCGCGGACGACCAGGCCGATGAGATGCCGATGGACGAGGCCGAGGACGGCGAGGACTTGGTCACCGAGATCCCCGTGCATGGCGTCGCAGCCATCGAGGGCAAGCCCACGGGCGACGGGCGAAAGTTCGCTGTCGGCGCTGTCGAGTTCGGACAGATGCCGCAGCCCATTGGCTACGAGTATGAGTCCGGTCACGGGTCCGACAACTCCCGCGTCGCGATCATCGGGCGTGCGGACGAGTTCTTCAAGGTGGACAACGGCGAGTACACGGAGATCCGTTACCGCGGCGTTATCTTCCCCGACAAGCCGTACGCCTCGGATGCGATCAACGGCATCATCGACGGTACCCGCGGTGGCGTGTCGATCATCGCCGACTCCATGGCGCTCGACCTTGAGACCACGGAGGCCGACGCCGCCGACACCGCGGACGGCCACATCCTCACGCAGACGTTCTCGCAGGTGCGCGTGCGCCGGTTCGACATGGTTCCGACCGGCGCTTTCCAGGAGGCGTACATCGCCCTCGGTCCGGAGTTCCCGGACGAGATGAGCGACGAGGCCCTGGCTGCATGCGCCGAGTGCGCCGAGAAGATGGCGGAGGAAGAGCGGTTCGCGGACGAGGGAGAGAATGCGTTCGCAC